TATTGAGGACTCCAAGTGGTAGTTTCTTTTGTGTCGCTGTGCCACTTAGACCAGCCACCGTAAAAACATAGCGTTTCATTAGGTAGATAAAATAAAGCAAACTCCACGCCCTCCCACATAAATGAGGCCGCTGTAACATCTTTTAGCTCATCAGCGGTATATTCTCCCAGTATTTCATCAACGGATGGCGTCGATATTTTTTTTGGGGACTCGCTCATCATGTAAATTGAAAAGCCACCATTTTCGCCAACGCCTAAAAACATAAAAGTTTCATTATAATCGGTTTTACCCCCAATAAACCCAAAAGCTGAACTCGCACCATCAATAGATGCATATGTGTCTATTTTTGAATTGTATATTATTCTCTCAAACGATCGCCCGCCACCTACATATATCTGCTTGCGTCGATAGAATACAACCTTATTTAAGTCTGGGAATTCTTCAGCGTCGGCAAAGTTAACTGCCAGAATATTTGCGGGATCTTGCAGCAATGACCAAAAGAACGGATCACCAGAGGACGGCACAAAGACGAATCTACCCTGATCATACTCCATATACACGCTAGGCTTGTATGATGGGTCGATTATCTCTCTAAGGCCATCAGTTTCGTTATAAACGTATCCCGCACCGCCGCGCACAATAACACATAGTTCAGTGAATCCCGCTTCTAATTGACACTCAGCTTCGCCACCTATTTCGCCTAAGTCATCAATAGTTAAGTTATTCAATGGGGGTAAATTGGGGTCAGTTAGCGTTATCTTTACTAATCGGTCATTTGAGACCATATAAAGTTCATCCCTAAAAAGGCCAATTCCTCTACATCGCCCCAAAGAAGACCCCACAGACTTAACGACTGGCCTAGTTCTTATTGTCGGCACCTGATCATTAAGCACGTAAGCATTGCGGATCACCTCTTTTTGCTTTGGTGTTCGTTTTCCGCCGCTTAATCCTGATGGTAACGGTATAGGTGTAGCCATGCTATTCGCTCAGCAAAAAGTATTCAGTGCTATTAGCCTTAATTACGGCTCTATCATATTGCGATGTCAGTGAATAAGTGCCTGCTCCATTAATATTAGATGATGATGCTATAACCACATTATTCGCGCCTGCTGTTGTTCTAATCAGTGAGCAGGTATTTCCTGGTGATACCGCCTTTAAATTAACATCAACCTCACCGCCTGTAGTGTCCACAAAGACAGTACAAACCTTATCCGGTACTGTGAATGGCGTATCTGCAAAGGTTATCTGATACACTTTCTCTCTAGGAATAACCTCCAAGCCTAGTGTAGAAACCATATCTTCAAAAGACACTTGAACGTCTTGAGATGAACCACCAGATCCGCGAACCATTATAAAATAGTCTAATGTTGATGGGTTTCCTACTTTTGACAGCTGAGATAACTTTGTCATTTAATCCTCTGTAAATATATTTTCGCCGGTAGAAGTAAGTAATTCACCTGAATCATCAGTATACATTCGTGGGTCATGATCAGGATACAAAACCCTAGAGTTTCCATAGCCTCTATCCCTGTTTGCATTGCCTTTAGGTAGCGTACCAGGAAACTTAGCACTTCGACTAGGGCCATGCTTATACATTATGTAGGCCTGTGATTTTTTAGCCGCTCTCATATGCTGATAAGGAACTGAAGGATTGATGATACCCCACAATATCTGAGCTGTATTTAATTCAATACACGATCGGGCATACGATGGAAAGTTAACGTTCTGATTTTCGTTTGTTATTTCTGTTTGAGATGAATTTAACGAGCATCCCTTATCACGTAATAATTCTATATATTCGTTAAGTTTATCTAAAGCTCTATTTCTAGCGTCTGGCGTGGCTATTGAAAAATCAGTAAGCTCGCCAGTGTAACGCAGAATAATGTCTATATATGATTGTGCTGTAGCCATGATATAAAAATGAGGGGATTGCTCCCCCCATTCCTAGTAGGTTAGCTTAATAACCCGCGCCTTGCCCAGCAAGATGAGGCTGGAACGTACAGAAAGCAGGGAGCAAGTCTAAGCGCATTGCCTGTACGCCTGTAGTCGGATCGCTTGACTGTGTAGCACGAAGACTAAAACCTTCATGACTAAACACTGAACTATCCCAGCCATTCAGCTTAGGAAGCTTAACAGTAGTTAATCCAAAAGCATCCTTGGCATAAAACAAGCTAGGCTTGTAAACGGTTGAGGCAGTACCCAAGATATTAACTACATCATTATCAACAATTGCACGATTAACAACATTATACTGAGGGTTTGTTGCATCAAAGATTGGAGCGCCTGAGATAGTAACAGCAATAACGCCTGCACCATCAGCAGTAGCATCAGCAAGCACAGTACCAGTAAAAGGAATACCAGCGCCATTTTTAACTAATTGCTCTTTGCTTTGTTGATTTAGCATCAATGTAGCGGGGAACTCAAGCTGGGTGCCTGCTGTAATTGTCTCACCAGCACCAAGCCCATCTATTGATAAAGCAACGTTGTAGGTATCTTTAAGCGCTGTATATGTCACTGTAGGAGAGGCGGCAAGAGCTACTGCACCTGAAGCCGTACCCATTGTGTGAGCGCTTAAAGCGTTTGATGTGTATGGCATTACATTGCCGAAGTTGCCTGAAATCTGGGCACGTTCCCATGCCGACTTAACAAGCGCATCGCCAGAGGCTATACCTTTCTGAGCATCAGCCAAACCTTGAACGCTCCAAGGATCAAGAGCCGCACAAACCTGACTAGTACAGCCTAAATCAGACATATATGTACCCATCGACGCAACATCTGACCATGCATCAATAGCAGTTCCGATAGTTCCTGACGTTAACGCGGCATTTTTAAGCATATAGGCCGCAAGGTTTTTCTCTAACCGAGTAACCATTGTATCGCGAGCTGGGTTTGTTATTTTGTCCCACTGATCAGACTTTAAAGCCTCCTCAATTTGACTCCATTTAATCCATACGCTAATCATTGGCTGAACTGTGGCCGTAGCTTGTGCGGATATGATATTGCTTGGCAGGTCTCCACTAAGATCCCCATCAGAAGTCTCAATTGCTTGATATTGGTGGGGTCGCTTGACTGATACCTGATCACCTGAAGCGACATCGTACTCGCCTGCAAGTAAGTTAGAATCAACGGTTTTGCATAATACAAGATCAGACATAAAGCCTGGCGCGAATTTGCGCAACAATTTTGCGCTTACATTACTATTTAAATTATTAGCCATGATAGGCCTCCATAAAATTTATTATTCAATTATGGCCCCTGGCAATGCTTTGTCAAAATCGTCTTGCTCTTTCGCTGAAGAGCCTGAAATTTTTTGAAGCGGTGCCGGAGCGCTGCTAGTTTTTCGAGTTACAGCTTTATCCTGAAGAGCATCAAGACTTCGCGCCAACAATAAAGGGTTTGAAATGTCATTCAAGACACTAAACTCAGCCTCATTCTTAGCTAGATGAACCATCAACGCTGGCCCCACTTCATGCTGTACTAGCATGTCTCTAAGATTATCACTAACCTCAGAATTTAGTATTACTTGCGCTGCTTGTTCCATCTGTTCTGACGAAATGCCTAATTCTTTTGCAGTGTTATCAAGCCTTTGATATGAGGCTTTTTGATATTCCTGCTCACTATCCTCAGTAATCTTTTGCTGTGCCTCTAATCTCATGGCGTCAGTTTGACTTTTAACACGACTGTCTAAATACGCTGCATTCTGTTTCTGAAATTCATCAGGATCAGTGTAAGCAAGATCAGGATGTGGTGCTAGCACAGGGTCAGAAGTGGCTAACTTCAGCCTATCTAGTTCCTGTTGTGCCTCAATCCTTCCCTTTTCAGCGGTCTCGGCTCTCGCTCTGAGCGCGTGCTTTTCAGCAGTTATTTTTCCAAATCGTTTATCAATCGCACTTTGTTGCAATATAGGTTTTTCTGTTTCGATGGTTTCGGCCACTACTTCAGCCTCATCAACTACTACATCATTAACCTCAACGCCATTATCATCTGAGTTATTATCGGTCTCAGTTACCTTAGCAGCTGCCGTATCTGCACTAACACTGGCTATCTCTTCGCTAGAGTCAATAGTCGCGTCATTCAGCAATGTATTTTCATTTGTACCAAACATCTATGCTCACCTTTCGATTAGCTCATGAGCGAATCGCCCCAAGTCGATTTAATAATAGTTTAGCACTATGATGATGCTAAATCCAATAAGCGCTAGCTATCACCTATAAAGGAATCTTTTTCTTTATCAAAAACTCCCTTTCTTGCTAATCGCTTTTTGGCAAAAACTGAGGCAGCTTCCGAGTAATCAGGTGATGCTTTCTTATCACTCATGAATATATCGGAATAGCTTATATTCTCGGATGGTGAATCAACCTCAAATACTCGACCATCAACAGGCTTAAATATATCAGCGTATGAAATATCATCTTGCATTAACTTCATCCTCATCATTGCTTAAAACACCGATAACCCTAGCCTCTTTCATATCAGTCTCAAGCTCGGTGGCCTCGGCTTCAGCAATCGCCTTTCTGGTTTGCGCCTCCTTAAGTTTAGCGTCAGTCTCAGCTTTAAATTGATCAACAGCCGCATCATTTTGAGCCTTAAACTGCTCTACAGACAATTGGCCAGCCATTAATTGCTCTAATGGATCGGTGCTATCCTTTTCTTTAGTATTAGCTTGAGTTTTATGCGCTTGTTGTATAGCCGCCTTCTCTTCTTTAGATAATTGGTTCTCTGGTATTTGACCGCTTGCCACTAGCGTCATCCTCAGTCGCTCTGTAGCTTGATCCATCCCAGGCGAATCTATTGTGCTTGCGAATATATCAGAGGTAAGGGGAGCCGTTTCAGGAAGTACTGTGTACAAATCCATCAAACCTGATCTTGTCTCTGATCGTCGAGTAGTAAACATCGGCCCCATTCTGCAAATTGCAGTAAATTGGCCTGTTGTCATGTCATTCTCTATGTCGTATCTGTTGGTTTCTTCATTAAATACAGGTTTATTAAGCTCGATGTATTCGCTAGTACCGTCCTCAGATTTTGATTGGACTTTCTTTTGTACATCATGCACACGCGAGAATGTATCATTCATAACCTGACAAAGCCGAGTAACACCCTTAGCTAAATCAACAAAGAATGATGAGTTTCCTAGGTCGCCGCGCTCCGTCTGTATCTCTAGAGCAACACCTGACTGAAGCCCTTCATTCTTAGCCATGTTAGCAGCGTACAACCCTGCAATGGCCTCAATATCATTTGCTGAATCTTGAGCTATAGCCATGAGTCCTTGGTTAACAACTGATCCAGATAGCTTATATGGTGGCGGTTGGCCTTCTACATGGTTATATGCAAATATTGGATCAAGTGAAACATTAAGCTCAGATACTGCCGCTTCTACACCATCAAGCTGCTCTGTACTAATAACTATTTTTTCTGGGGGCGTAAGCGCCACCTGTTGAACCTGTGCTGATTTTGCGTAATTTAGCACCCTCTGAGCATCCATTAGCTTCTCAACAATTCGACGCCATACCTTCTTATCTTCAATAATGTCGAAGCAATGATAAAAAGGTATTACCGGCAGCATAGCAAAAGCCGTTTCTCTTTCTTCTTTGAGCCAATCACCATCAGAGAACATGCGCGAATAAACTCTAGGCCGCTTAACTTTTCTGGTTTCCATTACTTTAAGTTTTGTAATGTCGTCTTCTGTATTTTTTATGGCCTCGTCAGCGTCATCAGAATCTACAACATCACCATTCGATAGAAGCGATATATCAACATTCTCATATTTATAATAAAGAACCTCGCCTATAAGAAGCTTTTCCGCTTTGTTTTCGTCATAGTAATCGCTTGATCTATCTTGACTTACTGAGACAGGCAACGATGTATCTTTTCCAAATTCTTTTTTAAATCGCTCTTTGCTTATGGTTTGCAATACTACGCACCACTCAGCATCACTATGATCTTGCTCTTCTGAATTAGGATCGAACCAGACCCTATCAATAGCATTAGGAACCATTTCAATCGTTAAATCTTGATCGAAAGATTCCTCGCTAATGTAATCATGGCGCAACCTAAGAACATCAAAACCAGTGTGGCATAGCTTTCTAGCCACACGCTTAAGCTGAAAGGGTACGTCAGAAGCATTCATTACCGCTCGAATCATGCCGTTGCGTATCTCAGCCAATCCGTTATCGGCCTCATCACCATTAGAGTAAACTTTGGGAGAAAATTCAGACTGTTCAATCTTACCCACAATTAAATCAATTAACGGGGTAGTTCTATCAAACGTATACATGGGCCTGCCTTCGTCATCAAATGTGCTAGCAACATCATCCTCCCATTGGCCCTTATCCTGAGTAGTGAAGTTAATACACTCTCTAGCCTTTTGGCGCTGGTCAGTATCGGCCTCTTGTGAGGTTTCTAGCATTAACTTAAAGTCATCAAAGTCACTCCACGGATAAATATACTCACTATTTGATTCTGTTTTTTCTTCAGAAGTATCATATTCTTCTTGCATGTAATTACCTGAATGCAGACTTTTGCTTTATGGGTTTATAAGTTTTCTTAATTTTAGGCATCATCATTGACATCATAGCGCAATCGCCTAGATTTGGCGATTCTATGCCCATTTTCTTCATCGCTGCCTTATCAAGAAGCTGTATTTTTCCAGATCCATTGGGTTTTACTGGTAGCCTGGTTAATTGATGCCTGAGTGCTTTAAGCCCCACCATATCTGATGAAAAACTAATCAACTCATCAGGGTTTAATGCTCTTTGCTTCTCTTCAACTGCCAAATATGTTCGATACATTCTATCAGCCAAACGCCCATAAAATTGTGCGCGCCGATTAAAATATGTTTCAGCTTGGGTTTTCTGGTTTCGTTTATCAATGTTTGCATGGGTTACTTCTTCGTAAGGCGCATTAGGATCATCAACAGAATTCGAGCCTCTGAATTGAACAACTTCCATCTTCTTACCGGCTAGATTTTGCTCAGTTTGACGGTTAAGAGTAATACCAAGCCCATCGCAATCCCAAGTGTAAAAGTCTGCTCTTTGTCCGATAGCAACATCACAAGCCCAATCACAACCAGCGTTACCATCGCCCACCATGATCTCATCACCGGCAATGAATACAGAGCCATGCCTAGTTATCACACCCTTAGCATCATTCGACTCGGATGGATCATGCGCTGTCACAATAGCGCCGGACGGCTTAAAGCCCAATTTAACATGAGCATCAATACATGCATCAAACCACTCAGCCTTAATTAGCCCATTTTCAATAGAGTCATTATAGGTACCGTTCCAAATATGATCATATTCAGCTCTGGGCAATAACCTAAAATCATCAGACCGCTCAAGCTCAAGCTCTGGGGGAAACCAAGGGTTTTCATCGTAGTTAACCTGAGCTACCATCATTAGATCATCTTCATAGTAACCAGCCCGAGCAAGATCAGCCTCAGCCCTTGATAGATATTTCTCTGCAATTGCATCAGCACTAGATCGCCGGTTCATGGTTATCCATATCTCAGGCATTTCGCCATCTTCATTACCTGAAGCATCAGATCGAATAGATGGGGTTAATACTTTGAGTGATTTTGAGGATACAGTTTCACCCTCTTCTATCCACAGCTTATCAACACCAGAGATAGACTTAAGGCTTGATATATTGCGAGCTAATCCTTTATAGAATATTTCGCCGCCTGAGTGTGGGTTTCTTATTTTGGTTTCTAGAACATCAAATGACTCAATACCCATACGATCAATTTCACCCTTAATTGATTCATGCACAGAATCATCTATTGAGTTTTGGAACTCACGACAACAGCAAACGCGCTGGC